GACGGGGTATCATAACGTGAACGTTGGTCGAAACCTCAACGTGCATCTATGCTTGGTTACGTGGCAATATGTTTTTGGGTATAGTTATATCTGTCCGCATAAATGCGGATAACACAAGTAGTTGTTAATATAATATTGATTAATTATTATTTAGCAAAGATACTATGCACCATTGCACGCCCTTTCTCCGTGAAAACCGTGTACGAGCTTGTACCGATGCTTCCGTCATTTCTCGTAAACTGATGCGTTCGCATTTTGGTGTAACCCTTACCTTGATACTTAGCTGTCAGCATCCACGTGCCCGATTGGTAGAACATCACCTTTCGCTCTTTGAGTGCCTTGTGGAACTTGGCGGCATCCATCCCAACCTCTTTTGCAATCTGCGTGGACGTATAAGTGTTGACGGATTGCAGGACGTTATCCACGTACTGCACTTTCGGGGCTGCTTGGCGTAGTTGTTCTTCTTGTAATGCGTTCTGCTGTTCAAGACGCTTGTTTTCGGCTTGTAGGTTCTCAACCCTTTTCTGCAAAATCTGCTGGGAACGCATAAGGATGTAATCGTCATTTTTGAGCAATGCTTCCCGTTTGTTGAACTCATTGATAAACCTTTCTTTGAACTCGCCTGCTTTTGCGCCAGTATACCCCATGACAAGGAAGCTGAAACCATCTTTTGTCATTTCATAAGCGGTCTGTTCTCGATTTCTACTATCAATGTAGGTAATAACGCCAAAATTGGCAGCATTAAAACTCGCTGAACATGAAAGGCTTTCAATGTCTCTGACTACTTTACTATGTTCTTTTCCGAACACTTCTGCAACAAGTAATGAAGTAGTCACATCATTACCGTTGCTGTTTTGAAATACTAAATTTTCCATAACTTGTAGCATTTAAAGTTATTAATGAAAAACAATAAAAAGCGGTTGCCATATACGCTGCTACAAGTTATGGTCTCAATTCGAGAGCAATTAAACTTACGTATAGACAACCGCCAATATCCTAAATATGGGCATAAAAAAATACCCATATATAATATATGAGCAAATTAACCGCTTGCTCTGCGAATTGGTTACGACCAATAACTTGTAGCACTGCAAATATAGCAACATTTTGTCAATCTGCAAAGGGATTTCGTTATTTAGACGGCGTATAAATTACCCAATATTTTATTGCATTTCTTGGAAAGCACTCCTTTTCTCCCTTAATTTGCTTAACAATATTAACAAATACATAACATGGGAAACACAAAAAACAAGGATTTGCATATAGAAATTGCATCAATAGAGGAAGATAAACCGCTTAACTGTCCTAAAATTTGTAATCGTTGTGAAGATTGTTATATAATTGGCGATCTTGAATTTGGGACAGAGAATGCTAAAGGGATAAAAATGTCTCACGCTTATTTGATAATACAAAATTTATCAGATGAGCCTATAAGTATAGAATCAGATAATTTTACAGCAATAGATGATAATGGCTTTTCATATAATGGTGCGAAGTTTGGATGCAATTATTATGGAAGTAAGAAAGAGTATTATACAGAAAGATATGAATTGCATCCTTCATCAAAAGTTAGATTCTTAGTGCTGTTTAAATCAAAGACAATATCCAGGATTATATATAGCAGCATATTTGATGACTACTATTATGATCTAACAGTAAATGATAAAAAAGAATGCCATGTAAATATTGATTTTCTAAGGTTGAAGCTAAATGAAGCGAACGCAGTTATATCAAATTTAAAAGAAGAACTTTCTACAAAAATTAAAGAAACCAATAGATTGCAAGAAGAATTAGAGGAATGCACTCGTGAAAAAGAACGGTTAGATGATTATTGTAGGGAAAATTATAGTGCAAAAGCAATTCATCAGAGAAGAATGGAGGAGTTGCTGTGCAAATATGAAGAGATAGAAGATGATGATTATTATAGAGTTATTTCATTAGAAGAACACGACACTGTTTCATTTAATAGAGAATTTGATAAATCAAAGGGAAATTATAATTGGATAAATGAAGGAGATGCTTTGATAAGTCTTAGGGCTGATAATACAGGATATGGGTTGGATGGTAGAACAATTATCAAAAGCCATGTTTCAGGAATATTTGAGTTTAATAAAAATAAAATGATTGGATACAAGGAAGAGATATGTAGAGTAAGAAAGTATCCTCAAAAGATGAAAAACGAAATAATAAATGAATTGGAAAAACAAGAGATAAAGGAAAATGTATATAAAAAAGAACGAAAAAAAATGATTGAAAGAGAGGTGCTTGATGAATTAATAGAAGAAGGAAAAGTATTTAATGTATATACTAAAAAGGATGGAAATCGAACTACCATACCAATGGATATAGCAAATGCTGTATGGAATAGAGATGGTGGAAAATGTTGCATGTGTGGTAGTAAGGAAAATTTAGAATTTGACCATATAATACCCATTTCCAAAGGAGGTGCAACAACGTTTAGAAATCTTCAAATTCTTTGTAAAAATTGCAACATAAAAAAATCTGATAACATTTAAAAGCTTATGAAAAAACTATTATTTTTGTTTCTGATTTTGCTATCAGTAACATCATGTAAGAGCACTTATTATGAAATAGGATATTCCCTTGATTATAGAGAATATGTCAAAGACCCTAACTTTGTAATTAATCCTACTGAAATTGGGAATAAGGATTTTACTCCCGTAGGTCCAATATATTTGGAGTTTCATTCAGGAAATAAAGTAAAAAAAGAAGATAGAAACTATGTGCATGAAAAAAGAAGCATATCTATTGGGAAATATTATGTCCCTACTTATGAAAGAATGATTTCATCCGCAGTTAATAAAGCCAAAGAGATGGGCGCAAATGGGATTATTTCGTTTAGTATTGAAAAAATAGAAAAGGGTAGGTCTAATTTACCGGTATATATAATCAGTGGAAATGCAGTGATATACTAATTGCATTCTTAAGATTATTCACAAATAATAAAGCCAGATGTAATGTCTGGCTTTTTCTTTTTCTCTTCCCTTTTCTGATTTTCATTTTTGCCTTTCTTATTTAGAAAATTCTAAATAATTCAATATCTTTGTATCACCATGTGATGTTGCATGGCACTCAATATTAGGACTTATGGCAAACGAATTTATAATTACCGATTTAGTCGACAAAAAAGCCGTACAACAATTAAAGGAACTCCGTCTTGAATTTGATAGTACAAAAGGGTCTTATGTGGAGCTTGCTAAGGAGTTGGCGCAAGGAGTAAAAACTAATCCCAAAACATTTGATGAACTTTCCCAAAAAGCACGTAATTATACCTCGCTGTTGGAGAAATTGAATAAGACGCAAGAAAATATGGCATCTATTCAGGCAAAACAACTTACCGTGCTACGTCAAGTATCCCAGCAACTAAATTCAATGTCATCTTTGCAAAAGTTAAACCTTTTGTTCGAACAGTTCGCCAAAAATATCAAGAATGCAAGTGATATGCTTGCCGGATTATCTTCCGCATCCAACCAGGTGTCTTCGGCGCAGGATAATGCGGCTAAAAGTACCCAAACAGCAAGTAATATAATAAGCCAGGCATCCACTCAATTGCAGGCGGCAAATATGAACTATGCCGCCATAATCGACACCGTACAGGCATATGATGGCGAAGTTACCAAGCTAACGGCTGATACCATAGCCAATAAAGAAGCTATGAAGCAAATTTTTGCAGATATTAGAGCTCTTGGAAAATCTTATAAAGACGGGGAAATTACTTTGTCTGAATATATAAGGCAGTCTTCGCTATTAAAACAAAGGCATACGGAACTGATGGCGCAAAATCAGCAATATTCGGCTTTGATAAAAAATCATTCCACGGCAATTATTTCAGCTTCCGGCAGCTATTATGAAATGAATGCCGCCATGCTTGAGTTGCAGAAAAGGTATAAGGCGTTGAGTGAAGCTGACCGGGAAAGTAGTGTCGGGAAGAATTTGATAGCGCAAGCCAATGCTTTGAATAATAAGTTGAAAGAAATTGACTCTCAATTTGGGAATTATCAAAGGAATGTAGGTAATTATGCGTCCTCTTGGAATGGGCTTAATGTTCAGACGCAGCAGTTATTGCGAGAGTTACCGTCTTTAACAATGAGTTTCAATCAATTCTTCCTTGCCATATCCAACAACTTGCCAATGTTTGTGGATGAATTAAAAAGAGCAAGTGAAGAGTTTAAGCGGATGAAATCCGAAGGACAAACTGCGGTTCCGGTATGGAAACAACTTCTTGGCAGTTTATTTTCTTGGCAATCAGCACTTGTAATAGGTATAACATTATTGTCTGCGTATAGTTCGGAGATTATAGATTGGGTTGCGAGTTTGTTTAGAGGAAAGAAGGCATTGGATGAAATAATTTCCGTTCAAGACAAATTAAGGACAGCTCAAAAAGGAGCTATTCGTGATACAATAGAAGAACGTATCAAATTAGAACTATTATATAAGGCTGCCACCGATAATAAAAAAGCTATGGAAGAGCGTATCGTAGCTGCAAATGAATTAAAAAGTACTTTCCCTAAATTATTTGATAATTATACAAAAGAACAAATAATGACGGGGAATGCAAAAGACGCATATAGATTATTAACAGCACAGATTATCGCTACTGCCAAAGCTAAACGGGTAATGAATGAAGTGACAAAAGCCGCAACAAATTACGAGGAAACCGAGTTTAAACGGCTTAATCAAGTTTATACTGTCGAAAAAGCACGTGCAGAATATCAAAAGTTTGTAGATACGGGATTATCGAGAACAGAAGCAGGTATAGATGTAAAAAAGAAGCTTGAAGCGGAAGAAGCAACTTTGAAAGCTTTAAAAGAGCAAAGTATTCAGTATAAGAACCAAATGAATGATTTGGAAAAATTAGTAGATGTAAAAGCATTGGTTAATGACCCGGGTAAAAATAATAAAGCTTATGACGATGAAAAAAAGAAAGCGGAAGAATACGCTGAATATATCAAGAAGATAACAGAGGATTTATCCAAATCTAAAATAGAATTGATAGCTGACGGTAGAGAAAGAGAAATAGCTGAAATCAGTAAGGAATACAATGATAGGATTAAAGAGATAAAGGGTAGGACAGACGAAGAAATAGAGCTTCGGAAAAATCTTGAAACGCTGAAAGGAAAAGCCATTGCGGAAATAAACGATAAATACGATAAAGAACTGCTTGAAATAGAAAAAACAAATCTTGAAAACAGATTGGCTTCCATTGGGGAAAACTCGAATGAAGAATTAGACAAAAGGCTTAATCTCCAAATACAACTCAATAATATGATGCGTGATGCGGAAATAAAGGACGCTGAAAAGAATGGAGAGGATGTTGTGGCGATACGCATGAAGTACATGCAACGGGAAAATTCTCTCATAATGCGAAACCTCCAAGAAAGAATTGGGTTGATTGAGGCAAATACTGATAAGGTGGTAAACGAGCAGGAAACATCCGCTTTGAAAGAAGCTAATATCATAAAAAAACAATATGCAAATGGCGAAATCAGCAAAGAGGATTACGAAAAGAAATTATATGATATTGGGGTTAAGTATGCTAAGGCGCGTCTTGAAACACTTATGAAAGAGGCGGAGGCTGAAATGTCCCTTCTTGACCCAAATAGTGAAAAGTATCAGGAGCTAGAAGACAGGTTAGCCAACCTTCAAGCACAGATAAACGGAATAAATTATGATGATGCTACCAAAAAACGGGAAGAATGGATAGACAAGTTTAAAGAGGGTTTGTCAGGGATGAACTCCGCCGCAAGGGATGCACTTGGTGAAACGGCAGGAATATTCGAGGGGTTATCTGATATAATGGTTGACGTAGCAGAGGATGGAAAGTTAAGTTTTGAAAACATGGCGGAAGCCGTAGGGAAGATAGTATCAGGCATCACTTCGCTGATGACCGATATATATGATGCCCGGATAGAAAACGTTGAAAAAGAACAAGAAGCCAACGATGAAGCATACGATAAAGAAATAGAACGTATAGAAGCCCTTGAAGAAAATGGTGCAATTTCCACCGAAGAGGCAGAAGCTCGCAAACGTGCAGCCGAAGATAAGACAGCCGCCAAAAATGCAGAGCTGGAAAAGAAAAAAGCTGCATTACAAGAGAAGCAGGCTAAATGGAATAAGGCAAACTCCATTATTCAGGCAGGAATATTTACCGCTTTAGCTATAACAGAAGCGTTGCCCAACCTTGTACTTGCTGCTTTAGTCGGCGCTATGGGAGCCGCCCAAGTAGCCCTAATAGCAGCCCAACCCATTCCCAAATACGCCAAAGGAACAAAAGACCATCCCGGCGGTTTGGCAATAGTAGGTGATGGCGGCAAGAAAGAGGGTATCGTGACTAATAATGGGCTTTTTATCACTCCTGATAAGCCGACATTGGTAGACCTTCCGGCGCATGCGCAGGTAATCCCTGATTTATCATATATCTATGACCGTAGCGGGCTTACTTCTGATTATGGTTTATTGGAACAAAAGCTAAAGAATATGAGAGAAGAGGGGATTGTTGTTAATGTAAACAACGATTACAGCCGACTTGAAAGAAAGATGGAAAGCAATACCAAACAATTGCAGAACATTGGTCGGATTATGAAGAAAGCCAACCATATTGCGGATTACAATTGGATTTCAAGCAGAGTATAAGATATGATATATAATGACTTAAACAAAATATGCCTTTCCCGCTTTATAAACATATTCCTGGGGGATATTGATAAGGTTGTTCAAGGCGGAAGATATAGTATCAGAGAAAAGGCTTTGGCGGCCGAGAAGCTATGCAATGAATACTTATCAATAATAGGGGGAAAGTCTGTTTCTGCCCAAATAAACCGGAAAAATGAAGTGCTGAAAATTCAAATCCGATTAAATTGCCTTGCCATATGTCAGGAACTCATTTCTTCTGGAAACTGGAGTGATGCTGTAGAAGTCATGTCTGCTTTGGGTTATAAATTCAGAGAGGACGAACATGATAAGATAAAGAACCGGATAAGCAGCGTTTCCGCTTCTGACAACTACCGCCTTGCAAAATTGCAGGAAACATCTCCTGATATAGGGAAAATAAAAATGGATAGGGAATATTTTACCAAAGAACGCGTTTCTTTAATGTCTCATGTAAAAATGCACATTGATGAAAACACGTTCTCCGCCAAAGAATATGCCTATATGATCAAACGTATGTGTGATGACATAGATGCTATGATACGTTCAACTTCAAAAAAGAAATAGATATGTATTACAGATGTGAACTGTTGATAGGCGGAATGACATATGACGCCACAAATGAGCTTGTTAATTGGGACGATGTAGAGATGTCTTTCAAGAGAGGGGATTATGACGGAGTTGTTCGTAGTTTTTCCACAAAATTTGAGTTTGCCAACGGCGCTTATTCGCTATTGCTGAAAGAATATTTGTCGAATTACCTGAACTCATCTGCAACACTCGTGTTTTATACCAGGAATAACTCATGGCTGTTAAATGAAAAGTTCAGATGCGCTTTGGACTACTCTACATTTTCCTACAATGATACGACGTGCGAAATAAATGCCGTCGACAACAGTCTCGCAAGCTTGATTAAGGCAAAGAAAGGCACGCAGTATGAATACCCGGTAAAAGAAATAAAGGAGTCCCAACCTTTGGATTATGACAGATTGTTAATGAACAGTGATATAAAATGGTCTATACCAAGTGACGCAGAGGAGCCTAATGTTTCCCATGTAATGACTGCTTATCCTAATGCTTATTATACTATTCCTTTTTATATGTTAGGACAACCGGAAATTGCGACAAAGGACATTGTAGAGGTTTTTGATACGGCTGAAAACCGATTTGAAAGTACGGAAAGTCTATTCGGAGAATATCTGTTCAAAAATATATCTGACAGGGATTTGACCATACGGATAAAAGTAAAATTCAGTGTATTCATTACGTATCAGAGACCAGGCGTATCCTTCCCGATATATATACGGCTTTCCTCTTATAATGAAAATAGTAAAGAGCTTAAAATATATTATCAATCCGCTACAATTCAAACATTTAATACATACACTGTCGATATTGATGAGAATTTGACAATATCTCCAGGTGAGATGATTAATTTCAATATAGCACTTGCAAAATCTGACCCTATATATCAAAAATTTCCCGTTAATTTTAAATTCAACAGTCTTGACACACCGTTAAATATAAGTTTTTCCGAGCGTGGAAAATCTGTAAAAATAGATTGTATCAGTCCTAAAGTATTGCTTAACCGTTTACTGAGGTCTATAACTGATAAGAACAATGTAACGGGTGAAATCGCCACCGGAGTAGATGAGCGTTTAGACATGGCGATGATAGTTCCGGCAGAAAGCATACGAGGACTTCCCAATGCCAAAATATATACATCTTATATCAAATTCGCCAATTGGATGAGCGCGGAATTCGGGTTTGTCCCTGTAATCGGTGACGAGAAGGTGACATTTGTTCATCGTGATACTTTATTCCAAGATACAGAAATAAAGGACTTGCAGGACAGCACTTCCGATTTGGAATACAATGTGAATGCCGGACTGGTTTATTCGGGGGTAAAAGTCGGGTATGACAAACAGGATTACGACAGTGTAAATGGTCGCGATGAATTCCGCTTTACCAATGAATACACCACCGGCATTACATTGACAGATAACGTATTGGAATTAGTTAGCCCATATAGAGCCGATGCTTATGGTATGGAATTTCTTGCGGAAAAAAGAGGTGAAGATACGACTGACAGCGACAGTGATAATGATATATTCTTTGTTGGAGCATCACTTGACGGAGAAAAATACAAGCTTGTAAGGGATGGATATACAATATCCGGTGTCATATCTCCTTCTACTATGTTCAATGCCATGTATTCCCAAAGGTTTATGATTGAAGCAAACGCAAGGTATATAGGTGCTTTTGCCAACGCGTTGGAGTTTACATCATCTGACGGTAACAGTGATGTGACAATCAATGGAGTTAGCGAAAGGTCGAGCATTGTATTGGGAAACAAACTGTTCACAGTAGGAGAACTTTCCGTCAAGACCGGAGATTTGGAAATACCGTCAGACTTGACGGGTTACATTCGGGTGGAAAAGAACGGACATATTTATAAAGGCTACGTAAAAAGTGCAAGCTATAATTATGGACGACCGGAAGCGGTAAAATATTATTTGATAGTCAAGAGTGTGGATTAATAGATGAGGAGATTCCATATAAGTCTATCAGGCACTCGTTATTTTATAAGGTATTATTTGGAATTGGTCTAAATAGTATGTATATTTGCGCATGATGTGTGAAGTTGCACGTCACTATAAAAGGACGAAAGGACATGGTAAAAGTTGGTGATGTTTGCCCTCTTTTTTTCTCACCTGTAAAAGATAAGTTTGGGCTTGATATGGACTATATTCAGAAGTTCCACGCTTCTGATAAAATCCATATACAGGTATTCACTAATGCTTCTGAGGAAGTTTCAGCGAGCCTGAACAATCTTGCCGCAGGAAATTCTACACCAATATCACTTTCCACATATAATCATAATGACAATGTAGTGATGTATTACGCCATTCTTCGAGACTTGGAGGATGCCGTATATACGGTTACAATCAACGAATATACATCAGAACCTTTTATTGTATGCTCCTCTGACGACTTGTTAGAGGAAACTGTACTTATCCGTTATTCCCATAAAAGCAATAACTCCGCTTTTGATAACATATTTTGGGTAGATGATATTCAGCAAGTATTTAATTTTCGTGTGGAAGCAGGATTTAAACCTGGAGGATATTCCCCTCGAATAGATAATGAGCAATATCGCAACCAAATGCAAGAGATAGAAGAATTATACGCAGTACCTTATGATGTGTATAATCTTACGATAGGAAATTCAAGCGGCGTCCCTTATTGGTTTGCAAAACACATAAACCGTATTTTATGCCTTTCTATGGTGGAAATTGACGGGACAAGATATGTCCGTTCGGAAAGTTCTGTTCCGGAAATGACGCAAGTTATTGAAGATAGCCAGCTGTTCCATATAAATATGGCTCTTGAATTGCAGAATAACGATATTGCAGGTATTGGCGGCTCTCCTGAAGCTGGTTCTTCCGCCTCTTTCCCTGCATTCCTGATAGACCACGCCAAAGATGGAGAGATGTTGCAATTCAGCGCAGAAAAAGCTGCATTTACTAATGTTGATAAGGTTGAGGTATGAAAAAAAGGCTTAGTAAAATATTATGGTTTGGTGATGCTCTTAATGAAAACAATCAGGCAGCTCCCCCTGCTTTATCTCCGAGTGATGAAGAGCATTTACAAGGTCTGAATCTCGGGGAAATATATATATGCGTCGCAGATGCCGACCCAGCACTGTTCATCAGGACTTCCGCCGACCGAATTGTCTACTTTAAGGCTCTTGATATAGAGGCTTTATCCAAGTTCTTTATAAGAAAAGACAGACCGGACGAAGCTGGATTTTTAATAAAGTTCTTAGGTGGATTGTTTTCAGACTACATCCAGTCCATGAACTTTTCTTCCGGTGCTCTCGGTGAAGGCTTTGTTATTAAAGTAGACAGCAAGACGGGTAAATCCTATATTGAAGTGGACGAACTCTTTGTGCGTATTAAGGCGATGTTCTCCGAGTTGGAGATAAAGAAGCTCTCTTATGCAGGCGGAAACTACATGTTCACCGCTGCCGGAATGAAATGCGGAAAGGTGGAAGAACACGAGGATTTTTGGCGTTGCTATCTTTTGGTGGATGATGGAGAAACGGCTATCGAGAACCCGTTCAAGGAAGGCGACCAGATACGTTTTCAAGACTTCAATATCAAGCCGGGTATCTACGAGAATGTATCCAACCGTTACTATTGGCGCTTATGTGTCGGCGTTGGTGAGGATTACATAGACCTTAGCAAGACGGACTGTGATGCAAACAGCGACATACCACAGGAAGGCGATAGCCTTGTACAGCTCGGAAACAGAACAGACAAGAAGCGTCAGAACGCAATCACCTTGTCCGTATATGGCGATGATGCACCGAGTATCCACCAGTATGCAGGAATAAATTCTTATTCTTTAGCAGGTAAGGAAGTGACGGTTATCAGTCCGCAAGGCAACAAGTTCATGGGAGACTTTATCTTGAAAACGGGAATAAACATTATGACCCAATTCAAGATATTGGAAGATTTGATTTACTCTGAAATTTCCAAAGTGCTTGACGAGGTGCAGGCAAAGGATAATTATCTGTATAACGCATCATTTGCAAGCAATACGAACGGTTGGGAGACAAAGAACGATGTTCATTTCTTCACCGTGAACGGAAAGTTCTTATTAGTGAATGGGGAGTTCTATTCCCGTAAGGACGCTATGGCTGCCATTATTAGAGACGGAGATAGAAACGTGCTTCGTATCCTTTCTTCCGGAATTAAACAGTCAAATGCGGATTTAGCCAATAAACCGACCTATGAGGAAGGGGAAGAACCGAAGAAGTTCTTTATCTCTTTCCGGTATAAGGTAGCTACAGCCGGAACGCTGACAATAGGATTTCCCGGTCAGAACCTGCATTTCACCGAACGTATTGAACCGGGTGAGGAATACGCAATGAAGGAATATTCCGGCACATGGGACGGAACGGGCGATTTTGAGTTGAAGTTTACGGGGGATATATACATACATTCGCTGGCTCTTGCCGAAAACGCATTCGAGGATTTGTATACTAAATTGAGTTCCGAAATAAAGCAGACAGCGGAAAGTATCAGGTTGGAAGTAAAGGAGCTTTCTGAAAGTAATAATCAGAAGTTCTCACAGATTGAGCAGACAGCGGAAAACCTCAAATTGTCTGTTACAAAAATAGAGGAAGATGTAACGCAGTTGGGGCTGGACATCAATGGGGTTACCGATGAACTTAAATTATATGTCAAAAAAGACGGATTAGGTTCAGAAATCAATGTGGCACTTGATAATATTTCCGTGGTTTCCAAAAATATATACTTTACCGGAAATATATCCGCCAACGGGAATGTGTCTATTCAGGCAGACGGGACAATAAAGGCTATTGGTGGATATTTTGAAGGAGAGATAAATGCAAACAGCGGGGTGTTTAAAAATGTAAGAACTCCTAACAACTCTTTGGTGATAGACGAAAATGGGAATGTTAGCATTGTTGGCAAAATATCAACCGCTTCGTCAGGTACAAAAATAGAAATAAACCCAAATTCAAACAGCCTAAAATTTTATAATTCAAAAGGATATGATGTGGGTGGAATTTCATTCCTTGATAGTGGAGGCGGAGGTACTTCTGTTACTTACCCAAGATTAAAATTGGACAATATAGCAAGTGATGACAACTTAACTGCGTCTACCACCCTTTTTGCAGGGTCATTGTCAATGATTTCAAATTTAAGTGGGTCAAGATACCAAGTGTCTCTTGGCATCAGCGGACTTTCTTTTTATAAAGATGGAAGATTAACTAAATCATACCCAAGCTCATGAAAAAGATAAATTTTAAACAATTACTGATTGCTACGGACATTACCCGTAAGCATTGTGAAAATATAGATTGTAGAGAGAATTTTGCGAATGTATTATACCGGAACGGTAACGGTATCGCATCGCATGCACTCGCTTTGAAGATATACAACTCCAATGAAGAGACAGAGTATAGTGATGAAGAAGTGGCCCTGATACAAGAGCATGCAAATGCTTTTTGCAAACCTTTCTTCATTGACGCGCTCAATCGTGCTATCAACAATCAACCGGAAGAAGTAACCGATAAACAGGAATAATTATGGCTTGGACAGAACAGGATTATCAAGAAATAGTTGCCCGTCTTATGGCTAACTCCATAGGGGTTAATGAAGTACCGAATGCGGACAAAGCGGATGATGTAACATCATTACCTGCATTTAAACCTTCAGGAAGCAACAGTGAAGCTTCTGTGGTCAATTATCCTTTAGAATTTTTGAAAGGAGAAAAAGGCGAGCCAGGTATACAAGGAGAACCAGGAAAGTCATTTAAGGTAGCCGGCGAATACGCCACCCTTGAAGCCTTGAAATCCGCTGTTCCCGATGGTTCGGCAGTTGACGGGTTCATGGCTGTAGGCACGGAAGCTCCTTATGATTACTACGCATGGGTGAACGGCGAATGGGTAAGTCAGGGGAAGATAGGCGGCATAGAAGAAGCGCCAACTGATGGCAAGGCATACGGTCGTAAGAATGGGGATTGGGCGGAAGTTTCTGATAAGAAATATGTCGATGACAGCATTTCAAGCGCTCGTAGTGTTGGCTACATGATGCAGCTTACAGAGATTGACGCTTCCGGGTTGGATGAAAATACGTGGTATCCGGTTACGATTGCTTCTGGAGCAAGAATGAACATACGAGTAGAAGTGCTGATATCATTAGATAGTGGCACAACACCGTCATGGTCTACACATGAGAGAGGATTTTCTACTCGCAAAATTTGGGAATTTGCTCCGTATGCTTGGGGCGTTAATCGTGATAGCAAGACTACTATATACTTATCAGATTTCCTTCATACAGATATAGACCCTGTGAGGGGTTTAGGTAATTTGAGCCACTTTGATACATGCTATGTTTTTGTACGAGGTGGTGGTAAATACCACTTTTATGCTTCTCATGAAGCAAAAGTTATTCTTCATACTGATACATATGCACCAGGCGACCAAAGTGTTAGTCCAACTACTGAAACCCCTGCGGGAATAGTGGCGAATATAGCAACGAAGGAGTATGCGGATAATATCGGTTATGGTAAGGTTATTGATGTTGCCGATGGTTCTTTGTTAACTATCAATAAAAACATATGGGATACAGAAGCTTATGACCAAGTTGTTAAAATATTTGGTTCTACTGATGTTATTAAGAATATGATTATAGATATTTGCAATAACCATACTAAATATTATATACATAGTTACTCAAGCTATAGAAATTGTATAGAACTTTCTTCTGTTTATGCTTATTATACTGATGAAGAAAGATATGAAATAGAATTTAATATTAGTTATTATACTTCTCAGGGACCTGTTTCTAAACGAATAGCAATAGCATTAAGCTTATTTGATGACGATAAAAGTGATGATAGACTTTTTATTGAAGATATTCTTGTATCCGATAATCTACAAAGAGTTGTTAAACGTACTAAAACTGAATATGATAGTATCGGTACTAAAGATAATTCTACAATGTATGCTGTAATTGAATAAAAACTTAAAGATATGGATAGTAATTTAAAAGTTGGTTCTAATAATGCAGGACTGTTTATTGGTAATACTGAAATCTTGGGTGAGAGGGGAGTAGCAAATTTACTAAAGTATATTACTATTGCACCGGATTTTGCCGGCTCATCCAAAGGGGAAAGCATCAAACTATTGGTAGCCAATTTAAGTGACAATGAAGATATAATACTATATAAAGGAGATGAACAAATTCATATTCCCAAACAGCATATAGAGTGGTATCCTGTTGATGGAACTAAAGGACCTTTTAACTTATACAATGGAGGAAATAAGAGGGTTAGAGGTTTAGAATTAATGTACATTGGCCCAGCTAATATTACTTCGTTTACAGACCGTTATGCTGATAACGGAGAATATATTAATATAAGAAGATATTCTTCAAGTTCAAACGAATTTGCTTTCGCGGTTATAATATTTAATGCTATTTGATATGAAAACAATCTACTACAACAGCAAATTAGCCAAACTTATCCTCTTTGGCGGCTACACAACAATCATGCTCTTCGGCTTCATCCTTACGAAGTTGAAAGAATTGTCCGAAACAATCATACGCCATGAACGGACACATCAGAAACAGTTCTTCGAGTGTATGGAGATAGCGGCTATCCCGTCCGTATTATTGTCACTCTATGTCAGTGCATGGTGGTTGCTCCTTATCCCACTATTCTACTACATTCTTTATTTGGCAGAATGGTTTGTAAGCTTCGTGTACCATATGTTTACCGACAACAAGATTGGGGATGGCAAGGTTAATAAAAACGCTTACCGTGCGAGCGCATTTGAAATGGAAGCCAAACTTAACCAAGACAACCCGAACTACTTGAAAGAACGCAAATGGGGTGCATGGCTCAGATACTACGGCAAGATATGAAAATCCCGTCCTACTCTCACGAGCAAAACGGAATGACAGTAGTTCACTTATTTGATAAGAGACACAAAGATATGAATAATTGACAAATAACGATAAGATGAAGAATAACATTATTACCCAAAGCATACCGGGTGGTTTCTCGGTAATAGCAAGCAGTTTTATTGCACAGTCATTGGAACATATGATACCGTGGCTGATAGTAACATTTTCAGTCGTTGTATGCGATTTGATGTTCGGGATAAGGAAATGCTTGCTATTGGGTGAAGAATTTCGGTTTTCAAGTGCTGTGCGCCGTACTATGGGTAAAATGGTAACATACTTTGCTTTTGTCTGTATGGTGGTGATGATAAACATTGCTTCCGGCAATAAATGGAATGTTGATGTGTATTCATGCTTGTTTGTCTGCTTCATAGAGTTCTGCTCTATCATAAGCAATATCTTGAAGCCAAAGGGATATAATTTCAACTTACTGAAAGCGTTGGGATTGTTCGGAAAGAAAGTGCTCGATGTCGAGAAAGAAGATATGAGTGAAATAATAACTAAAGATAAGGAGTAACAAAATGAAAAAGAAACTGATTATCGCAGCGATTGTTATCGCTATCATCGTGGGAGTTATGCTTTACATGCACTACACTCCGTTTTGGGTGAACTTGACTACTGTTGTATCATTCGGTGTCGGTGTTGTTGCCGGATGGGTGGCTCGTGTGGTTTATGACAAATATTTCAAGGAGGACGCGCAGAATGAAAATATTGATTGATAACGGACACGGAAGTAACACTCCGGGCAAGTGTTCACCAGACGGAAGATTGAAAGAGTATGCGTATGCCCGTGAGATTGCCACACGTTTGGAAGCGGAATTGCGCAAACAAGGTGTTGACGCAGAACGTATCGTCAAAGAGGAAATAGACGTTCCTCTATCGGAGCGTTGCCGTAGGGCGAACGAATACAAGGCAAGTGACACAATCCTCGTATCTATCCACTGTAATGCAGCGGGAAGCGGCTCTGAATGGATGCAGGCACGTGGTTGGGAAGCGTGGACTTCGGCAGGTCAGACGAAAGCCGATAAATTAGCTGATAGCTTATATGTGGCAGCCGGACGACTTTTGCCGGGTATGAAGATACGCAAGGATATGACGGATGGCGACCCTGATAAGGAAAGCGGGTTCTACATCTTGAAGCACACGAAGTGCCCGGCAGTCCTTACAGAGAACCTATTCCAAGACAATAAGGAAGATGTTGGCTTCTTATTATCGGAAGAGGGGAAGCGGGCAATAGTGGACTTGCATGTGCAGGGAATTGTGAACTATTTGAATAACTCTAAAAAGTAAACATCATGGCAGCAGAAGTTTTATCATTTCAACAAGAAGAAGGCAAAACAGCGTATTACGCAACGTTTGTCAGTGACGGTAATCCCGTTACCATACAGATAAAGAACAAGGGCGGAATGGTGACTGTATTTGCCAATATCGAGGGCATGAATCCTATCCCGCTTTCCCCAAATGCCAATCAAGCCTTAGGTCCTTCCAATGTGATATTTCGTCTTATTGGCATAGCGGCAGGTATGGAAATTACAATAAGAAGTGCTACGAAAGTGTCAGAAGCGAAAATGATTAAAGAGGGATAGCCTTATGAAACCAATCACTATCCCTCACATCAGCATTCCTATAATCGGCATTCCCGTAATCAGCATACTTACCATAGGGTTTCCCGGTGCTGGCGGAAATAAGCCGCATCCATTTCCTGATGAAGGGTATTTATTATTAGCCAATGACGCTCCATTGTTGTTGACTAATGAAGAGCCGATATTGCTTACAAGTAAAAATAAATAGTAGTATGGAAGAGAAAACAGAAAAAGGACAACAAATTGGACAACTCCCCAAAAGAGATGTTTTGACTGGTAATGAGCAGTTTCCATTTCAAGAAGACAGAGAAAATGGTTCTATCACCCCTAACGCCCTAAAGAGTTTCATTAGTTCCGGAAAAGGTGGATATATGAGCTATATAACCGAGTATAATGTTTCCATTCATCATCCTTCATTCGGGATTGATGGCAGTAATAGATATACATTAGAAGGTGCTATTGTTCAAGTTCCGGAAGATATAAGAACAGCCGGGCTAAAAGTGTCATTCTTGAACAATAGCGGACTTGTGGAGACATGGGAATTTGCAGGTGGAGTATTTGAAAATATCGAGAACTGGAAATCAAATGAAGATAAATTGACCGATATTCGAGATGAAGCCATCGACAAAATAAAGGATGCGGAAAGTGATGCAATTTCAAATTTCAGTTCCCAGCGTGTTACTCCTGATATGCTGTCTGAATCGACCAAGCAGTTCATTAACGGAAGTGGTGGCGGTACAATAAACAATCTTGCGGACGACGAAGACCTTGTGTCTGTAGACAAAGGGGAAAGCTTAAGTGTTTTAAAATTTGCCGACCGTGCTTTTAGTCCTGACAGATTCAGCGGCAAGGGGTATAAGATATTGCGTAGGAATATTGTTGGTGGAAAGAATATTCTTACCCAGGAAATGATAAATCAGCCTGATACTATATATGAAATCAGGTATGATTTTGATTTGGATGGCGCTGAGATAAGCATTCCTGAAGGGTGTATTCTAAAATTTAATGGGGGGCGTTTTTTAAATGCGTTGAATATCAAAGGGAATGTAGAAAACAAATACTTAATGCCGGAATGGTTTGGCGCGTCCAATGACGGTAAAACAGACAGCTCTGATGCATTTAATGCAATCGTGCGGATATGTCGCAGTATAAGATGTTCCAATAAGAAGACTTATCTGTTTACCAAAGACATAGATGCAAAGATTTTGAATGAATTGTCGATTGACATGAATATGTCTTCTTTCATAGATTTCCATATTGTCATAAACATGAATGATGGAATAAATGATTGGAGATCGGCATACTCTTCTATCGGGCTTTCAATCAAAGAAGGATTTATCATGTCTAAAGGCAGCGATACGAAATACCGTAATTGGCAAATTCCTGTCATAATCAGTGGGGGTCCTGTACATTTGGATAATATGAATATAAGGCGGGTTCCTTATATACTGGCATTGGCTGATAGATATATTGATGTCATGCGTTGGCATAATGTCATTTATTATTCATGGGAGGATACCTATTCAGATGTAACATACCGGCTTGATGCTATAAATGTGGTGTTAAGGGATGGTACTATATCCAAAATGAATGAGGGACAAGAGTTAGCGGGAGATGCTTGGATATTTAATTCGGTAAATGAATTCAGAGGGTATAACGAAAAAAGGACTTTTGATTATAAGTTAGGTACATTCAGAGGAGGACTGTATACTAACTTCATTAATTGCATACAAAGCAATATAACATTAACTCAAAAAATCAAAGCTAATTTTACCGGCTGTCACTGGGAAATCAGCGGAGTTACAATTGAAGGTAGTGGAGGTCTCATTCAAGCCAACTTTATAGGCTGCTATTTTTATATGAATAGCAGGATATTAAGTGAAAATCAAGGTGTAACATATATTGGTTGTTATTTTAGAGGGTTATGGGATAAAGCCGGAGATATGACAATGCCTGAGTTTTTGAATAATACTGATATTGTGGATATGGATTGCGTATTTCTCAACTGTAGAATAGGAGGAACATTGGTTGATACAAATTGGTATAAAGCCTGTTATTATAATTATAATAGAACGACTACATTAGGAATGCGTCAGTATGTTATGGACGCTTTTAACAAAGGAAATATTGAATTAAGGAATATCGGTAATATTATTAATAATAGGGAAAATGGAAGTTATAAATATACAATATATCTGTTGTGTGGAGAAAATATACCTATTGCCAAACGTGTTCTTAATATAGATATTACTGATAGTGATAAAGAGAAAACGCCATATTTCTATATAAACCCAGGTAAGAACTATGGGTTTGAGGTATACAGAGAGTCACCTAACGGGAAAAAAGAAGTTGTTGTTGGATTCAGTTCGGTTAATGACGTTGAAACCTTATCGTTTCAGGATTTTTCAGACTGTGCGCTAATCGGTGAACATGATTCCACCTGGTCGAGCATGAAGACATCGGTATTGCTGTGGAAACCTGTAAAGGACGATATACCGGACAAAACTTTATACCCGCATTTCTTTTACAATCAGGGAGTCTTGGTCTCAACGAGTGGGAATTTAAAAAGTCCGCTTACTGATTTTCTCGCAATTCCATATTTAAATGTAGGAGTTACTTCACAACGTCCTGGCAATGCAGATAATGGTTTTCAATTTTTTGATGTGACCCTGCGTAAACCTATATGGTGGAACGGTTCTTCATGGGTAGATGCCAATGGAGCTACGGTATAGTGTTTTACTAATGATTTATGGTATGAAAAATAACATCTTAGGTGCGGTGGTCTATCTATCCACCGCCATAGTATTCGGTGGCAGTACTGCACTGCTGATGCTCTTTATCAAGGAGAACAGCGACCGTTGCCACTACTATAACGGTAAGTGGAACAAAGCAGACTTGCTGTATGGAGTTGCCGCAATATGTGCAGGCATGGTTGTTAATCATTATCTGTTGAAGTTATGAAGAAGTTAGTGTATATAGTATTTCTTGTGTTGACGGTGTGTTCCTGTAGAACGAGGACTGTTTATATGCCCGTTGAAACAAAGGTTCTTGACAGCATAATATACCATGACACTACATTTCAAGAGAAGCTGATACCGTACAAGGACAGCGTATCTGTTGCCGATACAACGTCATTCCTTCGCAATCCGTATGCCTACAGCTATGCTTCATTTAGCAACGGGATATTGAACCATTCATTGGGCATTTATCCTCATGCTACGGTAACAGTCAAAATGCCGTATTTTATCGAAAAGATAAGAAGGATTGAAGTGCCCAAGCCTTATCCGGTAGAGAGGGAACTGTCATGGTGGGAAAAGTTTAAAATCAATTACGGTGGTGCCAGCATTTCGATAAATCTGACATGTGTTTTATTCGTAATTGTTTGGCTCACCATAAAGATAAGAAAGAAATTAACGATGTAGAAGTTGGCTTGTAGCTGACACTCTTTCGGGGCTTAGAGTAAAAAGAAAGCCCCCAACGTTCAAATAATTATTGCCACATAAAAATTTGAAAAAAGCATAAGACACCGCACGTTGGAGGCTTTAATATCTTCAACACGGTATCTTATGCTTTGTTCGTATATAATCAAATATTTTATGTGGCAGGGCAAAGATAAATATAAAATTCAGAAAAACTATGTGTAAGTCAGAAATCTTTGCCGAAACAATCAATCTCGTGGCGCAAGAGACCGAAATACCCGCCAGCCGAATACTATCTTCGGATAAGGATACGGAAACCGTAGACGCCCGCTATTTGCTTGTACAGTTACTTGTCGAAAGGGGAATGTATCCTTCACAGATAGCTCCTAAAATCCACAAGACCAAACGCGCGATAAACTACATGATTTCCAATTTTCAGGAACGTATGGAAGGCGGGAAAATGTTGAGAATATATTGGGAAAACATTAGGAAAGCGTTGGGAAACAACTGATTTCATGGCAGTATCGGTATTTATACTTTTGTGATGCGGTTGATTTTGACCGTAATACAAAATATAAATCTCTATGGAAAGAACGTATGTCTTCAATCAAGACGGGAACAACGGAAATGGTGGCGGAAGCAAATTCGACATCATGGCTATGTTGCCCAACTTGATGGGAAGCAAGGGTGTAGACCCCGGACTTCTCGCTTTACTGAACCAGGGACGTGGCAGCCAAGACCAATGGGGCGGCTCGTGGTGGTTCATCTGGATTATCCTTTTGTGGTTCTGTTGGGGCGGCAACGGCTTTGGCAACCGCTTTGGCAATGGTGGCGGTCTGCCTGCCGAGCTTAACGGTGATGTCGGTCGTGAATACCTGATGTCAGCCATTCAGGGCAATGGCAATGCCATCAACCAGCTTGCTTCTTCTTTGAACTGCTCTACCCAACAGTTACAGAGCGCCCTGTGCAACATCCAGGGACTTATCGCCAATGTGGGCAATCAGGTGGGCATGTCAAGCCAGCAAATCATCAACGCATTCCAGTCCGGAAATCAGGCTGTTCTTACTCAGATTGCAGATTGCTGCTGCAAAAATCAAGCAGCAATTGAGCGTCAAGGGTATGAAAGCCGCTTAGCAAGCTGCGAAAACATGAATACGCTTACACGCACAATGGAAGGGAATACGCGTTCTTTAGCGGACGCTTACCGTGAAGGTTTCCAAGCACTTGTAGCAAAAATGGATGCGGCAGAGGCGCGTCGTCAGCAAGAAGCGTTGGCTGCTAAAGACGCTGAAATCTCTACTTTGAAAGGTGAAATTTCACAGCGTAATCAGAATGCAACTATTCTTGGAAACGTAACGCAACAAATTGCTCCAATAGTAGCAAGTCTACAAACATTGCAGGGAGAGGTGGATAAAATCCGCTGTTCAATGCCGCCTACAGTAGCAGTGCCATACCCGCAATTGCAAGCCATCAACACAGATTGTTTCCGTGCTGCGGCTTTCGGTGCTTACGCCGGTGATGCAATGTATGGACGTGGCGGTTGTGGTTGTAACAACTACTGGGGTTAATTCCGGTAAGAAAGGGGGTAATTATGTGGCCTAACTTTTTTACAGGATTTCCTTTCTTGTTCCCTACTATTGGAAGGGCTAATTTCAATACCCTTCCTACGGTAGCCGTAACGGTCGGAGAACGTGACTTTGGAGCTTCCTAACCATGCGTTCCGTAACAGAAGCTATGTAGGCGGTTTCTATGTCAGTCTCCGCCAGGCGATACCAGCCGGCACGACTGCTACACTCCCAATACTGATAGGGACTAACGGGGATACAAGACCGTTGCTGGCTTACAATAATGAGCCGGTGACTGTCGGCAACCTTGCTGGAACGGGTATCTACGAAATCCACTATAACAAGTACACCAACGAACTGTTCCTTGTTAACGGTGGGTATCGTCCGACAACCGCATCGGCACCGACTCCGACAGCAGAAGCAACCGCTCAAAAGAGCAAGTAGTTAACATGGGGCTTTGTGGTTGTTTCCAAAATGGGAATAGCCACACCCCTTTAAAATCAAACCAATATGTTTCAATCACTTCGTACCAATAACCAGTTGTATATACTTCATAAGGATGCTAACCCGTTTATCGAATACGGTCCGGTAGTCAGCGTTTCCGCTCCCAAGCCGAAATATCCTATGGCACCCCCTATGGGACAGTTGCCCCAAATGGAAATGGTCGTGGATGTCGTTGTCTGTATCAACGGGCAGAACACTACTTTCCAAAATCTACCTGCCGGCATGGATATAGCCGACTTTGGACAGAACGGTAATATCGTAGTGTCATGTTCTCGTGATGCGATGAACAACGAGGTCGCTTCTATGAAACAGAAAAGCATAGACATTATCAACAGCATGGACTTCCACAATTCCGTCATTGCGGGATGTGATAAGATGCTGACGCTCTTGAACCCCGAATTTGCAGAGAAACAACGTCAGGAACAGGAAATATCCTCTCTGAAAGGGCAAATGGCAGAAATGAGCAAGAACATGTCCGACCTTATGGAATTGAACAAACGGCTTATGGAACAGCTCGGAGTGGCTGAAACATCTAAAACAAAGAAATAATATGGGAATGTGGGAAATATTGGAAGAAGGGCGCGGAGAATATGACCGTGACTTCGGTATGAGAGGCGGTAATCCTATGGAAGAAGCCTATAGAGAGGGTTGCCGTTATGGTTACGAGAGAGCCATGCGTGAGATGCAGGGCGGTGAAATGGGCTATCGTAACAGCGGTGGTTCACGCGGTGGAAGCTATAGCGGCGGCTCAGATATGGGCGAACGCCGTATGCCGGGTTACTTCCCGGAATATCCGGTTTACAACGAACGCCGCGATTCACAGCCTTACGGTGATGATATGGGCGAACGCAGACGCAGACGCGCCAACGGAGAGTTCATGTAATGGAGAGGGGATTATTCCCCTCTTTTGCCAATCACTTAAAATCAGGAAAATATGAAACAAAGATTAGATACATACGACAGAATACCGCCTGCAATGGCTGACTATCTCAGCCAGTACGGATGGCATTTCAGCAAGAAGATGTGCCTATGGGCTGTTTCCCGCATGAAGATGGAAAATAAATCTACGGGTAAAGAAGAAAAGCTGGAGCCAATCAGCAAAGAGCAGGTAGAGGAGCTTCTGAAAAAGTACAGTGTAAACCTGGAGAAGGATGCAGGGTACGACAGTGTTTACGTGGCAAACATGGCGAAGTCGGATTACTACAAAAGTTCTATCACTGACGAAGCCCATCTCGCATTGTTCATTAAGGATTACATAGATGATGTGGACGCTTACAATGGAATGCCTTTCACTCGGTTCTATGCCGACTGCATAGGCTCCGGCAATCCTATCATGTGGGAACAGATGATGTAGCCTATGATAATACAGGAATTTTACATACCGGATTATGATTGGGAAGTAAGGGTATATTATGCGGTGGACTGCTATTATACCGACCGTATCATCGCCGACCTTCAGCGGGTTGGATGCAGGGGGCTGGATTTGGTGAATGCCTATAAGAACATGCGCTCCTGCAATCTGAATACGGGTATCACTTACTCCAATATCCGAAACAGGCAAACCGTAATGGTTATAGCCCTTACTTCTTCCCCGGCAGAGTTTCAAAACTCTTTCGACCATGAAAAGGGGCATCTATGCCGGCATATCTCACGGGCGTTCGGCATCGACCCATACGGGGAAGAGGCGCAGTACCTTAGCGGATATGTGGGACAGAAGATGTTCCCGGTAGCGAAGAAATTTTTGTGTGAACATTGCAGACGTAGCTTATGTGGAAAATAGTACAAGCCATTTTATCAGGCAAATCCCGGGAAGAAGTATATAACATGCTTTCTCCCGAACAGAAAGAGACGCTGAACAGCCTTGCCGCGGCAAATGGTATAAACCGCCAACAACGTAGAAAACTTGAACGTGATGCGAAAAAGGGATTACATAGATGAACTGCTTGAATTGGCGGACAATGTCCTTTACATGGACTATTGCCGCCTTTTCCGGGTTATCCAATGGAACGTTTAGAACGCTTTGAACGGATTCTCCATTGGGTTATACCGCTTGCCGTTTTGGTGAGGGTTATATCTGTATGCCTGTAAGTTTACTATCTGCATTTAACTTTTGTAAGTCCATACTTAGCCAACCTTAGATATATCGTCCTTACACTTACATTCAGCATCTCTGCCATTCTGCGGGGCTGTATATTTTCTTCCTTGTACAACTTGGTAATGTTTTCTTCCGAAAGTGGGTCAATGAAAGGTTTCTTAGGCTCTGTTATCCCCATCCGTTTACGTGCTTTCGCTGCATATGCTTCATTCTGTTTGTCTTTTGTGACGTAAATAACAGTGGTCTTGTTAAGGCGTAGAGGGAATAGCCTTCTTTCCACTTCCTTGTGTTGTTCGGCAAGGCTTTCTACATCCCCGTTGACCGTAGTGTCAATCTTCTTGTATTTGTCCGGGATGCGGGAATGTCTGTCTCTGATTATTCTGTCTGCTCTTCTCATGACTTCTCTTCATTGTCTGAAAACACTAAATTTTGTACTTCTTCTTCCCATATATCTCCCTCATTTCCTTCAAAGTCAAGATATACCGTATCTTTAGGGCTTGGATTGTTGAAACTAGAAAGCATCCCTATTACCTGCATGGGTATGGAAAGTCTTTCTCCTTGTGGTGACGGGAGTTTTATTCTCACCCGGTCACCGATTTTTAATTCTGTTATATCCATTATTTTATTATACTAAATTTATGATACCACTTGTCCGCATGGCTGAACCATCCTATAATGAATGATTTGCCGAAGAGGGTTGCTTTGTATAGTTTACTCATGCGTTTCTTTGTTCTTTAATTTATCAAGGAACTTGCTATCTCCCGAATAATTCACACCGATAGCCTTTTTACTTTCAACAATCTGTTCCAAAAGGGTTATAGCTTCCTTTTTCACTTCTTCTACTTCATTATAACCGCAGGCTTTATCAACCAACTGCTCCATAGTCGATTTAGGCTTGGAAAGCTGTTCTTTGAGCTTGTTTAATCTCCAGTAGCAGTAATCAATTGTGGCGATGTGCTCTAATTTACTCATGGTTATATTATTCATTTATAATTAATTCACACCAACTATTATCGCTTTCCCAAAACCATTGATAGCCGCCAGCGTGTTTACGCTTTCCGGAACAGCAATTCCTGATATTACGGGCGCAAATGCCAGTCTTTCGTTCCGCATCGTTAGAGGACTGGAAAACACCTTGTAACCGTCCGCTCTTTATAGCTACTACTTTCTTTGCATTGCAGCCCGCTATATTAGGGTTTCCCGTTCTCCCTAAAGCTAATCCTTTAATCATACTTTCCCTTTTATGCGAAGGGATGTAATCATCCCATTTCTTCCCCTTGTTATGGGGGATACTTCCTTTCAAAAACCGCCCGTTAATAGGGTTGCGGTTTAATCGCTGTGGAGGTATATATAATTCATTCATCTTTAAATTCAAGTTTTGGGTTACTGGTAGTCTCGATATTCCTTTTCTTTGTCTTAACCATTCTCCGATAAACATCATCAATCAATTGCTTAAGCTCATTGACGTAGCTTTCCATGCTCCAGCCTTCGAGTTGACACACCATTAAATCAAATTCTATTTCTTGTAGCAGCTTTACTTTAAACCTCTCGCGTGCAAAGACATTTACCCGTTGACGCACATTACGGTTAATCATCGGGTCTTGTTTAGGTTCTTTGCTATTGGGGATAGATTTTTTCACGGGGTGATGGTTGTCTGTTATGTTGTTAACATGAACATTCATAGCTTTTACAAGAATTCTTACTCCTCCGTTTAAGACGCTTTTCCCGTTTGTGTAAAAGTCGTATCCGGTCAAAGGAGAACCAGTATGCTTGTCAATAGAGAAGCCTTCAGGCGGTTTATCATAGAGTTCCCAATTCATGTATTTACTCATGGTTGTTTTCTTTCAACAAATTCGGGTTATCGTGAATATTACTAATGACTGTCATAGCATGCCATTCTCCTAAAGGTCTCATGCCGACTTTTTTTTCAAAATCGAATTGTAATGCGTATGTAGCAAGTTCTTTGTTCCACAATACAAGAGCTATATGTTGCTCACACATAAGTATGTCGTCTTCATAGATTTCCTTTTCATCCTTATCGCATAAGCCCGTGAACTGACCTAACGTCTCTGGACGTACAACTGAAACCTCATCATCGAATAATTCGATAGCTACACCCGTCTTGTTGGTAATTTGATAATCACTTTGTGAGCCTTGATATATAATACATCCATTTCCAATATGAATTAAATCGCCATACACCCATTCATTATTATCAACACTTTTCCCTCTGAATTTTATTTCACGCTTCATAATCAATATCTTTTCTCGTTTTTAATCAATCAGTTCAAATTCATAAACGAAGACATAGGGATTACTTTCCCATGTTCCTTTGCCGGAGACTTTATCTATCAGTTCTGCGAATGCGTCACGAGGATCATTGTAGTCGGGTATATCTGCATTATGGAATGAATAAAAAGGAATATCCTTTTGTCCAGCATCCCATTTAAAAATTCCTTCTTTCAGGCAATCTTCATCGCTAATGTCCTGTAAACGTTCAACCTTGATGTCGGTAATACGGATATGATGGGGCATGAGGTCAGCGCGGACAAACATTTTATTAAAAAATCCGCTTCTCTTTGGCATTATAGGATAGCCATCTTCGTCCAATTCGTAATCAGGCATATTACCACAATCGCTATAGTTTTGCGCAATGGCAACAACCTCGCCGACTTTATATTTTGGAATATTCCAACCCGTAAAGTCTCCTTTGTCGTTTTTCCAACCAAAAGCATAATTTAATGGAGATACTATGTTCCCGTCATTATCGTAATCATTTGGTTCAAAAACGGGGAATACAATATCATAAGTTTCATTTGGTCTGTCATACTTGCAGACCCTTCTCGTCATAGTCTTCCGACCATCCAATACAGCCTGGGTTAGGCTATATTTATCATTGAACATTATCTTCTTCATTGTATCTTTCTTTTAACTCTTTCAAAACAATCTCCATACCTTCATCCAGTCCTTTCTTGTAGCCTGATATATGCTCACCTATGTTGTAAACCAAGCATCCTGCAACGATAAGAGTAACTCCTACAGTCCTATGCCAATAGAGAAAGGATACACTGAACGGTGAGAATGTCAGTCGGAAATGACCGATGAATAATGCTGATATGATGAATATCGCAAGAAAAAATATTAGGTTTGCTTTCATAATCAATCCTCCACTTTTTCAAAGTGCACATCTTGTTTATCTTGTCTTTCAAAATACAAGCAATAATAATTACAGCATTCCGGTCTACCATTAAAGACGCATTTATCGCATCCGTATATAAAATCGCTATCTTTTTTCACGATAATTTTTTCTCCATTATATTCAAATACCTCTCCGATTTTTCTTTCTTGTTCCATAATCAAATCTCCTCTACTTTAAAAGATAATTTCTCAAGTTTCTCCATCTGCTTACGAAGAGAAGCGATTTTCCTAATCTTCATTTCTTCCGCCTTTTTCAACGCTTCGGATTTATCGGTGAATGCGTTTTCCCCTATACGGAAGTAAGAACATAAACCATCCCTTACATATTCTCTATCTTCAAATCTACTTCTAATAATATCTGTTTCTATCTCTTTAATACCTTCTGTTAAGGCATACTTTGTTATAAATACTTTTGCCATAGTTGTAATCATTTATAAGGTTAAAGTGAATTAAGAGAGGCAGCGGACACGGGGCGAACCCAATCGTCACTGTCCTGAATGTTGTCGTATCTAAAACCGTCGCCCCAACTGAGAATAAAATTGCGTTTGTTTCCTTTTCTCGTAGAACACCAATACCAGTCATCTTTCACTGGTTGTTTTCCGCAGATAGCTAAGGCTGCATTCAGCATAACCTTATGTTCATACCCTAAGACACTCTCTTGTAGTGTAGGAATGCGCCAACTTAATCCACATAAGTCCAATGCTATGACTTTCTCAGCAATTTCGCTTCCGGATGCAGCCAATGCTTTGGTATTGCCTATTCCATCGGTATCCTTCATGCCTTCTTCTGTGGTTGGATATATCTTTCCTGTTTGCTCTTTCTCCCAATCAAGAAGAATATGGGTATCATTATCCATATCTTCCGGATAGAAGAATAAAGCATTGCCATCATGGATAATAACTACACATTGTGCCTGTTCGTTTTCTTCATGCAGTCCCCAAAATTTAGGTTCTACAAAATTCTTATTGACGGTAAAGATGAATACACCATTACCTACATTTTCTTTTGTGTAAATTCCTTTGCTCATAATAGTTATATACTTTTATTCGTTAATCATTAAACAAATCAACAGCTTTCGCAACCCAATACCATATCACGAAATAAAAAGCGTATTTGGCTAATCTTTCGCAAGCTTGTGAAGGCTCTAACCCAACAATGAAATTCCACGTATTATACTCATGTACACAAATTAGATATGATATAATGATAGAAACCAGTATATATATAAATCTTCTCATATAAGTTTTAACGCTTCTTGTATCCCGGCTTCCAGTGCTTCCTCGTAGGTGTCATATACTTTATAGCCATTCCCTTTGTTTATTTCGTTCTCCATCCAGTCGCTTTCTTCTGTTGGAACATTGAAATCACAAAAAGAAAGCTTCCATCTTTTCCCAATAACAGGTTCTACATATACATACACACCTCTTATTTCACGCAGCCACTTTTGGGCGATATACAATACTGGACACAAAAATTCAACTGGTTCGTCATCTATTTCCGTACAACACGACATACTTTGCGGAAGGTCATATTTTGTAATAACCTTATTGCAGCCTATTATGTGTTCACACTTCCAATTGAAACCTTTCTCTTTCAGCAGCTTCGCAGTCTCTAATGTCACAAGTTCTTCGGTCATAGTTCACTCCTCCTTATCTATCTTAATATCTGTCACTTTGCCACGATTGATAAAACCGCCACAGCTAAACAAATCGGTTATACATGCTGTGTAGTTCACCTCTGCGCATTTCTCGTACAGAGAGCATGAGGCGCAATGAATATTATCTTGCACCGCTTCATGCAGCACTCCGTCTATTATTATTCCGTTATTTACTTTCATACCGTTCATCTATTAGAAGTTACACCCAAACATAATACTTTGTCAGACGCACCTATATCATCAAATTCAAGAATTAAATACTCTGTATCGTAAGGATAAGGGTATCTGCAATTTTTCAATTCTTCATCCGTTAATTTGCGTCTGACACGCATCTCTATTTCGTAATCATCGGAAAGATTCTCAATTATTTTTCTAAGTTGTCCTACGTTCTTTATTTCCATGGTTATTTCCCTTTCAAAATTTCAAGTAATTCTTTCGCTCTTTTATATGTATCAAAGCCTTTTATGTTTCTCCATTTATCAGAAAATAAGCCATCTTCTCGTACCTGAACCCAATATACTGTTATAGGGATACAACCGTTATATCCCTGACCTTGTATAATCCTATATCGTTCCATAACTTATAGCGTTAAAGTTATACTCACTTTTATGTGCTCTGCGGGTTCGACTGTTAGTTTCGACTCTGCATATTGCCGTACCGGATATATAACATTAACATTCATGCTTGTCTCGGCTTCAAGTTTTTCCAAAATATGAGCTATCTCCATTTCGGCTTTCGCTTTCTTGTTTTTTGCTTCTTCTATATCCATGATTATTTTCCTTTCAATTCATTAATTAGCACATCGGCGCAAGCAATAGCAAATTGAGCAACAGCTTTAGGTACTGTATGTTTCTCGTTTTCTTTATATGTTGCTCCGGAACAGGCATAACCAACTTCTTCTTCATTGCTTAGTATTCCTTGCATGGCAGCTTTCGCCAGTTCGTAACGCCTCTGTTCCCAATCAATATTATCAGACCTTTCTTGAAGTATTTCAACCTCATCAAAACTTAATTCAATAGGGCTCCCGTAACTATCACACTTATCAAGTGTGGCACGTGCGTAATCAGAAATATTGATAATTTCTCCAGTCTCTTTTATTCTCGCTTTCATTATTTACCCTCCTTTTCAACATATCCGTTTTCAATACACCAGCACAGCATCTCGTAGGCTGCGTCAATGAGTTCTTTACTTTCTGTAATATTTGTCATTGACCCAGAATAAGGTTCCATATATAAGCATGTATAGCTATCTGCAAGTTTTTGGATGGTCAGCACTTTATTGCCGATGAAGCAAGGCAGATTGTGAATAATATCTTGCAAAGTGTAAGTTTCATGATAATAGTCGTAATTTGTATCGGCATCCGGAGAGGTTACAACCATGTTGTCTGCATCTGATTCATTCCACTCGAAACACATGCTTCCATCGCTTGTACTCAGTCCAAGCTCCTGCAAATATATCATCTGTTCGACTGATAATACTTGTTTTGATTTCATAATCATTGCTTTTTATTAGGTATTAAATCATCCAAATACGCCCATTTTTCAATGGCATCTTTGGAGCACTCGTAATCATCGCACTCTTCATCGTCCCAGCACTGCTCTGTTACATTCCAATAGCGGACACCGTAACCAGTTCCAGTGCTTAATTTCCCATATACAAGGCATGGTATCTGCGGATAATGTTCATTTTTGTATTCTCCATGAGCTTGTGGCACTTCATCTTTAGTCTTGTGCCACACGCTATTAATGCGCCATTAAGCACCAGCTATATAAGCCCGTTCTGTTACATCAAGTACTGCATCGCGAGCACCGGCATCATAATTATCTTCTTCAAAGTTTATCTCAAAATCGCTTGATTCCAATATCTTTTGGAGATAGTTGTAGGCTGCTTCTTCTACTGTCTGTTTCATAATCAATGACTTTTAATTTTCTTATATTTACCACATGCTAATATTAAATTTCCACTTTTGTGTAATTACTAAAATCACAATACAAGTATTGACACCAACCACCGAAGCGATATTTATCATTTAGATACCTACATTGGGAAGTCCACTTACTCTTTGTAATAATCTCGTACACCGTTCCTTTATGGATGAAAAGGTCGCCGACTTTTAAATTGGAAAGTTTAACTGTTTTCATTTCTTCCTTTTATTCCGTTCCCGATTGTCTTCCGAAACACACATCTTGCACCATGACGTCTTGATGTGATACGCCTTTCCGTTGCGATAGATTGTCCTGTCATAGAAGCAGGATAGTAAAAGCGGTCTTTTGCAGCGGCTGCACACCTTGCGTTCTACCCCGTCCACCATCACCCGGTTCCTCGGTTTCCGTTTCACTATCTCGCACGGGCCGCATTCGGATGCACCGTACTTCCGGCAATAGGCAAGGGAATACTTGCCACATTTGGCGAAAGAGGTGCAATCGGAGCGGGGGACTGTCTGATGGATGTTCATACTATTTGCCTTTTTCTATAGATTCTATTGCCAGGCATATCTCATACATTACTTGTGGCGTATTTCCATACATATCCACCAGCTAATTTCCTTTTCCCTTTACATACATCACAAATATGTGCGGCATTTATCCCAGTGATTCGGGATGCGTCATTTAAAACTTCAAATCTGTTTATCAAATTCCCATCAACCGATAATTGCAATACAGGCTTCCTTGTTTT